ATTGAAGTCATCACAATATAATAAACTTCTTTACAGAATGCCATCGCGTGCTACCAAGACAATCAAACCTGCTATTCCACCGTCGGAAGTTGGTACCTACCAAACATCTTTATATTATACTAAGGTATATGAGGGTCTTTCTATTGCGTCAGGTGTCGGAACCATTACTCTTTCGGGTAATGAGTTCTTCATTCAGAATACAGATGATGCGATTGAGTCGTATATTAACAACAATTTGTTGATGGTTCGGGACACTGATGGTGAAATTATTGATTTGACGACAGGCACAGTTGATGCACTAGATGCTTCTGCACAAACCATCGGTTTTACTGGACTTGGTTTTACTGATACGGTTACAGTATATGCTACGGTTGAAGTAAACCTTGCTGCGCCTCTTGTTAAAACTCTGAACAGAGCGAGATATGTTGCCTTTGATTTGTCTCATAAAATTCTTACAACATCAGTAGATGTTTCTACTGAAACATTCACATATACTGCCCACGGATATTCTTCTGGTGATGCTGTAGTATATTACAATGGTGGTGGAACAAGTATTACGGGATTAACGAGCGGTACTACGTATTACGTAATTTCTGCTGGACTAACTGCCAATGCCTTTAGAGTATCAGCAACGTTAGGTGGTAGTGCAGTCAATCTAACAGGTACAGGCAACAATGCTCAATACTTCTTTAAGGTAGGTGGCGGAACGTCATTAAATCTTGGTGTTGCAGATATATTCTCTGTCGATGCTGTCTATAAGGCAGCAGTTGGAACATCGTACTCAAATATCGTAACAACTGGTACGGATATTACTTCGCAATATACTCTGGATACAGGGCAACGCGATAATACATACGAACTCGGTAAACTTAATGCAGTCAATGGTGCTGCTTCTCTCGCTGGATTTAATCTAGTTGCTAAGATAAATTACTTTACTCATACAGAAACTGCATCTACTGCTGGTTACTTCGCAGTCGATTCATATCCTGTCCTTGATTCAGCACCAAGTGGTGCTAATATTAAGACATCTGAGATTCCGATCTATACCTCGCCTACAACTGGTGAGTCGTATGATCTTCGTGACACACTAGACTTCAGAGTAAGAATTACTGATTCGATTGTACCTGTTACTTTTGCTAATATTGCTACAGTTCCAGTAAACCCAGCAACTTCTACTACAGTTGATCCTGCTTCATTCGGTCTTACTATTCCTAGACCCGAACAAGAAATTAATATCAACTATGAATATTATGTTGGTCGTAAAGACAAGATTGTATTAGATGATACTGGTGTGTTTAGTGCTGTAAGTGGAACTCCATCACTTTCTCCAGTTGAACCTCTTACTCCAGAAAATGCAATGTGCATTGCCATTGTCACAATTCCACCATTCCCATCGCTCGCTCCTAATGTTGCAAAATCTTCTGGGCGTAATGAGTTTGGTGTAACTTTCCGCACTCTTGACAATCGCCGTTATACGATGCGAGATATCGGAGCAATAGCACAACGTGTTACTCGTTTGGAATATTACACTTCTCTGACTCTTCTCGAAAAGTCAACTGAATCGTTGTTCATTCCTAGTGCAGCAGACCCAACACTGAATAGATTTAAGCATGGTATTTTGGTTGATGCGTTTACTGGGCACAATGTAGGTAATCCAAAAGATCTTAACTACAGTTGCTCTATTGATCCAGTGAATCAAGAACTTCGTCCGTTCTTTAACATCGAGAATGTTGATCTAATTTTTGATTCGGCAAATTCTCTTGGTGTGAAGAAAACAGGTGATCTATTAACACTTCCATATAATTATACTGTTCTTACTCAGAATACATTTGCTTCTAAAGCAAGAAACTGTGTAGGCGATCTTCTATTCTCTTTCATTGGTGATATGACTCTCGATCCTCCAGTTGATAACTGGACTGATACTGCACAAACCCCTGATCTTGCTGTAAACTTCGACGGTAACTACGACAACTTTGCTGCTATGGCAAATTCTTGGGGAACTCAGTGGAATGATTGGCAGGATATCGTAACTGGTCGTTCTGTTTCCACTGACACAACCAATACTGGTGGGCAGACTCGCGTATCTGGTGATACATTATTCCAAGAGCAAATTCAGATCTCAACTACTACTACCACACAGCGCCAAACTCGTCAAGGTGTGACTATGACTGTCACACCCGAAACAATCACAAGAGATCTTGGCGATCGTGTGACAAATGCTTCTATCATTCCATATATGAGAAGCGTTACAATTACTGTTAAATGTAAGAGACTGAAACCTGCAACTAGAATTTATCCATTTTTCGATGGTATTGATGTTGCTGCACATTGTCGTCCGCTGAACGATGCAGCGTTAACTGCATCTCCTACTGATCCTGCAGAATATTCTCAGTATGCCATTACTGGTGGTACAGGTGATTATGGCGATTCTCTGATTACTAATGCAGACGGAGAACTTGCAATCCAATTTAGAATTCCTGCTGGTACGTTTAGAACAGGAACTAAGAATTTCAGAGTTTGTGATGATCCGTTTAACAGATCTTCATTCGTCACAACCTCTGCGACAAATTCTTTTTCTGCTAATGGTCTCTCACAAGTTGTTCAAGGAACTGTTGTTTCTACGAGAGAGGCAAATATTGCGTTTAATACTGTAAGTGATTCTCGTTCTGTAACGGAAAATACTACTACCGCAAATCGCATTGGTGAACGAGCAGTCGGAGTTGTTCAAAATACAACGGTAAACAATACGTTTACTACAGTCAATAATACCACAAACGTTTCTAACACTACTAACAACACAACTGTTGTCAATGAAACCAATGTTATTAACACAGTGGTTAATAATGTTACGAATGTAACGAATGATAATACGGTAATTAATAACACAACTATTGTCAATCAAACTACTCCAGTTCCAGTAATTATCGATCCAACACCACCAACAACCACACCAACGCCTGTAACGGTCGTTGGTCCTCCAGCTGTAGAACCAATATTAGTAGACTTTGACCCAGCAGACTTTGTTTTTAACCTCAATCTACAGGGTGGTGTTTTCGCTTTTGGTGGAATGGATCCTCTCGCACAAAGTTTCTTTGTCGAAGGAATGCCTTTTGGAACATTCGTAACTGGTCTGGATGTATACTTTAGAACTAAGGGAACTGCTCCCATCACTCTGCAACTTCGCGAGATGATTAATGGATTCCCGTCAGAGAAAGTTCTTCCTTTCGGTGAAGTTACCAAAATTGCAGACGAGGTTGCCACTTCAACTGAAGATGGGGCAGGTGTTGTAACATTCGCTGACACGAACTTTACATTCCCATCGCCTGTTTATCTACAGAACAACACAGAATACTGTTTCGTTCTTCTTCCTGCTGGTAATGATCCTGGATATACTGCATGGGTGTCCGAAATCGGCGAAAATGAAGTAGGTACTGAGAAGAGAATTTCGGAACAACCGAATGTTGGTATGCTATTCACGTCAGCAAACAACCGCACGTGGAGCGAAAAACAAGCAGAAGACATGAAGTTTACTTTGTATCGTGCAATCTTTGACACAACAGTTATCTCGACTGCCAAGTTCCAAAATTCTAACTATGATTATCTTGCGCTCTCAGATACTATGAACCTTGTTTCTGATAATACGGTTTCACTAACCAAGTTCGCTGCTGGTGAAAAGGTTTACGTTTTAGGATTTGAATCGACCAAGTATGGTTATGTGAAGCAATATGATCCATTGTATAATGTTCTAAAGATTGTTGTTCAGGCAGGTGTATTCACTGCTGCTGACACAATCACGAACGGAACAATCAAAACTACAGTTACTGAAGTTGAGAATAAACTGATCAACTCGATTCAAACTAACATCGGTTATATGGACTTCACGCCAACAACAGGTGTTTGGAGTTATGCTAAGACTGCAGCAACTGGTGTTGTTGCTGGAGGAGATACTTTCGAGCGTCTAACGTTTGGTGAAACAAATGACATCCCAACAGAAGCAGCGATTTATTCAAAATCAAATGAGACTGCTACTCTTGGTGGTGACAAGTCACTGAATATTCGCTTTGGTATGAAGACAATGACTGACACAGTTTCTCCTGTTATCGATCTCAGAAAGTGTTCGTTGATCTGTGTTTCAAATTACATCAACGCTGATACTGGTGCAAATGAAAACACCAACGTTGGTACTGCAAGTTCTAAGTATATCTCGCGTCAAGTTAATCTTGAAGATGACGCAGAAGATTTAAAGGTTTATCTGAGCAATTATCTGCCAGCCGGAACTTCGGCGAGAGTATATGCTAAGATGCAGAATTCATCAGATTCTAGAAACTTCCAAGATCTTGACTGGGTAGAACTCGAAACAAGTGTATCACCGCTAAGTTCTACTGCCGCTGCTGGATTCGTTGAGTATGAATATAAGATACCAAATGCGAATAAAGTTGGTAGTGTAGAAACTGGTTACTTCACATACACTTATTCGGGAGCAACTTATACCACATATAACACACTGGCGATTAAGATTGTTATGTTCTCTACAAATAGTTCTGTCGTTCCTAAGTTTAAGGAACTAAGAGCAATCGCGTTGCAGGTGTAATATGGCGAAATTCGCACTTGAAGATACTAATAAATACATTAGAGATGGAGACTCTAAAGCAATTGTCTCCAATGACAGGAATGCATTAGCAGCATATAATGCTCAGCGAGAAAGACTTCAGCAAATGAAGTCATATGGTACTGAAATTTGTATGCTCAAAGACGAATTAACAGAAATTAAATCTATGTTAAAACAATTTCTCAACAATCATGAAGGTAGGAAAGCATGAGCACAATTACACTAAGGTCTGTCAAAGGCACACCTTTAACAAATAATGAGGTGGATACTAACTTTACCAACCTCAACACCGATAAGTATCAATCTGGTGATAATGCATCTTTTGGTAGTCTGACATTAACTGGTGCATTCATCCCATCGGTGGATGCTACGGTTACTGCTGCAGGAACCACTCAAGGTGGTGCGACTGCACTTACAAAGGCAGTCAGCATTGTTACCACAGCAACAGCAGATCAAGGAGTTAAACTCCCAACTGCTGCTGCTGGTATTTCTGCTACTATTGTCAATACCACTGCGGTTAATATCAAAATTTATCCAAACACTTCTGACGTTATTGACGGAGGAACTGTGAACGTTGCTGTTAATCTAGCACCGTATAGTTCTGTTCAGTTAGTAGCGCAGGATGCGATAGATTGGTTTCGTATTACCAATCTTATTGTTTACGACACAAGTGGTAACAGGTTAAACTAAAATGAATCCTCTAAAGGTCAAAGCATCTACGACGCCAATTACGTCTGCTTCATTCAGCGGTCTAGAACCTTTGACCAACGCAGAGGTTCAGAACTATATTGCTAATGTTATCACAACTAAGTTTGCTACAGACACAACTGGTTCTGGTACTGCTGAGATAAACATCACGACAGATAATTCTGGTTCGGGAACTTCTATCGGAACTTTTAGTGACACTGATAGAACCGAAGCAACAGGGACACATCCTGCTACTGGCGCAGTTGATACTGTAACATATTACGCAAAGCAAGTAACTACTGCTGTTGCTGAGAGTGTTACTGCTCGTCCTATTGCTTGGTCTGATGGTGTTCGCCAGATGACTGATTCTGATCTTGATGGTGTGTTAGATACTGTTATCTCAGCGTTTGTTGCCGAATCTACATACACAGCAGGTCAATATAAATTACAAGCAACTGCCCCATCGGGCGGAACTTGGCAAGCAAGATACACAATTACCGATGTCGCGAATGGCGGAAATACCACAACCTACCTGTGGCAAAAAACTGCAGCGACCACATCTCCTAGTGATTTTCTTGCACCTCTGAAAAGCAATGATGCAAACTCAGTAAAGATTATGACTGCTGCTGAAATCGAGCAGTTGGTTCCGAACTTCCGCAATCGTATTATTGATACTAATATCGGCACATATAAGTTGCAGGCATCTGCTCCAGCAAGCGGAACATGGGTCGAACTTGGATCCTCTACTACTGATACCAGAGAAGAAGTTTCTACGCTGAATTACGTAGGTAACTATACTGGTAACTATTCCGGAACTTATGGTGGACCATCATATACTGGATCGTTCACAAGTCCATCTTATAGTGGTAACTTTTCTGGTAACTACGTTGGTACTACTCCATACTCTGGTACCTATACAGGTACTGGACCATCTTATAGTGGTAACTTTACTGGTCCTGGATATACTTCGCCATATACTGGTGTATCATATAGCGCAGAAGTTAGTTATACTGGTCCATCGTATACAGGACTTGAATTAGTTGCATATACTGGTAACTATAGTGGCGGTCCATTTTATTCCACGACAGGTGGAACATATACTGGTAACTACCTTGGTTCCTTTAGTGGTACTGCATCGTATACTGGACCAACGTATACTGGACCATCAACTCCAGGAACAACATATACTGGTAACTTTGCAGGTGGGCCATTCTATTCAACACCAGCAGGTCCATCATATTCTAATCCAGTAGGTCCATCATATTCCGGAACCTACACAGGTCCATCATATTCTAATCCAGCAGGTCCATCATATTCCGGAACCTACACTGGGTTTTTCAGCGGTCCTGCAAACTATACTGGTCCAGGAACACCATATACTGGATACTTCATGGCAGCGGCAGTTGCTCATACATATTCTGGCGCAGGTGCAAACTATACTGGTTACTACACATCACCAGCATATGCTGGTAACTATGTTGGTGGAGGTGGAACCTATACTGGAGTCTTCACAGCACCAGCATATGCTGGTAACTATGTTGGAGGGGGAACAACTTACGTAGGTTATTATGAAGGTGCTGGTCCACCCGAACAAGACTTTTTTGGTCCAATTCTAACTCCATATGCGGGTAGTTATACTGGTGCGCCAACGAATTATGCTGGATCTTATGGTGCTGGAGCACCTGCATTCTATGAGGGTTATTTTGATGAGGTCATTTCAGCTCCAGGACAACCCCTAGAAACAGGGCCGAATACTTATATTGGGTATTTTAGCGGTCCTGGTGGTGGTTATTCTGGTTACTATTCTGGTCCAGGATATTACACTGGTTATTATATGGGAACAGTCCCAACTGTTGTACCATACTCTGGAACTTATAGTGGTCCAGGAACTCCATATACTGGTTACTATACAGCGCAGATGTTCCTTGGTCCCTTTGGAACTATACCTGCATTTTATACTGGTAACTTTTCGAGTGGTGGAACAACGTATACTGGATACTACACTAGCACTTACCTTGGGTATTACGCTGGTCCAGGAACATCATACACTGGTTATTATCAACCAGGAACTTGGGTAGCCCGTCCAGGTGGTGCTGGACCAGCAGATCCAGGACCACTATTTATTCCCACATATTACTCAGGGAATTACTCTGGACCATCTGCCCCATATACTGGTACTGCGAATTATTCAGGAAACTTTACAGGTCCATCATATTCAAACCCAGTAGGTCCATCATATTCTGCAACCTACACAGGTCCATCATATTCTAATCCAGCAGGTCCATCATATTCTAATCCAGTAGGTCCATCATATGGTCAGACATATACTGGAAATTATTCTGGACCATCAACTCCAGGAACACCATATACTGGATTTTATAGTGGTCCAGGATTATCGTACTCTAGTAACTTCTCTGGAAATTATACTACGCCAGTCGGTCCAGCATATGGTCAGACATATACTGGTTTCTTTAACGGATTTGTTGCAGGTCCATCATACTCTGGAACTTATTCTAGTTCAGGAACTCCATATAGTGCCATCTTCACCAGTCCAGTATATTCCGGAACCTATACTGGCAACTTCTCTGGATCTGGTAACTACACAGGCAACTATGTTGGATCTGCTACATATACTGGCAATTACACTGGTAACTTTACTAGTACCTATACGAATATATATGGAGGTAACTTCACTGGGAACTACTCTGGCACTTATGCGGGAACGTATTCTGGAGCAACAATTGTTTCCTCAAAAGAAACTGTATCAACGATTAAACTGTGGATTAGGACGGCATAAACATGGTTCTTAGAATTAAATCATCTGCGACTCCTGTTTCCTCTGCTAATTTGCAGGGGTTACAGGCAATGACAACTGACGAAATTAAAAATTACGTCGCCAACGTTCTAACAGTTTCCTTTGGTGCAAATGCTGATGGTACAGGTACAGGTGAAATCAATATCACCACAAACGGCACTGGAACTGGTACTTCTATCGGAACCTTTGTTGATACCGATCTTCAGGATGCAATAGGAACTCACCCTTCTGCTGGTGCAGTTGATACGGTTACGTTTACTGCAAAACAAGTTACTGCAGCAGCTGCCGAAAGTATTACAAATAGAGCAGTTAAATATTCTTCTAGCACCATCAAAGAATTGACGGATGCCGAAATTGATACCGAACTACTTGACTATGCTCTTACCGCTATGACCGCAGAATCTGCATATACTGCAGGTCAATATAAGTTGCAACCAACTGCTCCGTCAGGTGGTACATGGGTTTCTCGTTATACGCTGACAGATGTTGCGAATGGTGGTAACACTCTTACTTACCTTTGGCAGAAAACTGCTGCAACCAGCAGTCCAGACACAAGTCTTAAACCACTTAAACTCATCAATACCAAAGATGTTAAGGAAATGTCTTCTGATGAAATTCTGCAGATGCTCCCGAATTTCCGCAATAGAATTATTGAATCGGGTGTGGGAACATATAAGATTCAATCATCAACTCCAGTAGTAACTGGTACATGGGTTCAACTCGGAAATTCTGCCACAGATACAAGAGAAGAAGTTACACCAGCAAACTATGCAGGTAACTTTGTTGGAAACTTTACCAGTAACTATGCTGGTGGATATGTTGGTCCAGCACCATACTCTGGAACCTATGCTGGCAACTATTCAAGAAACTTTACTGGTAACTTCGTAGGTCCAGCAACTTATTCTGGAACATATACAGGTAACTTCACTGGCAACTACACAGGAAACTTTGTTGGTTCTGCTCCATACTCTGGTTCCTACTCACGTGCATTCTCTGGTAACTACGCTGGTGGATATGTGGGTACCGCACCATACTCTGGTTCCTACTCACGTGCATTCTCTGGTAACTATGTAGGCAACTACGTAGGTACTGCTCCATATTCTGGTACATATTCTAACAACTTTACTGGTAACTTTACAGGCAACTACGCTGGAACTTATGCAGGCACTGCACCATATGCTGGATCCTACTCACGTGGATTTACTGGTAACTATGTTGGTGGATATGTAGGAACAGCGACTTATACTGGTAACTATACTAGAAACTTCTCTGGAACATATACTCTGTTCTATGGTGGTTTTGTCGGAGGGAATTTCGCGGGTAACTATCTGGGAACCTTCAGCGGTGGATATGTAGGTCCAGCAACTTATTCTGGAACATACGCTGGAACTTATACGGGAGCTTTTACTGGCAACTATGTTGGTCCAGCAAACTATACTGGTAACTATTCGGGCACATATGCTCGTGCATTTACTGGTAACTTTACTGGTAACTATGTTGGTCCAGCACCATACTCTGGAACCTACGCTGGAAATTATACTGGTAACTTTACTGGTAACTATGTTGGTCCAGCAACTTATACAGGAAACTACTCTGGAAATTATACAGGGTTCTTTACAGGCAGTTACGTGGGTCCAGCAACATATACTGGTTTCTACTCGGGCACATATGCAGGCAACTTTACAGGTAACTATGTAGGAACTGCGACCTATACTGGAAACTATCTGGGAACTTTCTCTGGTAACTATGTTGGTTCCTATGTAGGTACTGCAACATATACAGGTTTTTATAGTGGAACATACTCACAGACGTTCTCGGGTAACTATTCTGGTGCGACTGTTCAGGCGACCAAAGAAACTATTTCGACTGTATATTTGTGGGTAAGAACTGTATAAATCTATTGACTTATTGGCAAATCTTATATATAATGACACTATGAATATTATTTCTGATGGAGAATTGAATTGATTAATACCACCTCACCCGTAGTTTCACGCAAGATCGAAAATCCTTATTGGGCAAATAAAGAAAAGCAGCATATCATTGCTGAGTTTTTCTATACAGATACCAATAAGCGTGTTACTGCATCTATTATGAACGATGGCAGTAATCGTGACTACGAAGAAATTATGCGTAATTTTAGTATCGGGCAGATCGATGCCAATACTGATCGACGCATGGAAGATCGCAATCAACAGATCAAGCAAAACCTTGAACGTCAGAAGGTAGACAAGACTCGTATGCAACAGGAACAACTGTTCGCTGCCAAGTTGGATGCCTTTGAGATTGATGTTGTTAAGAACTCTAAGAATCGCGATCTAAAGTCTAAGATTCGTAAGTCTAAGACATTTATGGAAGTCACTGCATACACAGTAATGTTACTGATGCAAGAAGAAGCGAATGCTGCTATTGTGCAAGAAGTAGTTGATGCCGAATAATGGATTCCTGTATGTTGCCACTCGCCGCAAAGGTTACTACAGGGCAGCAAGAAACTCCGCAATCTCATTAAAAGATTATTATCCTGATGCACAAATCACATTCTTTACACATGAAGAATGGGTGCAACCAGATGACTATGAGATTTTTGACAATGTAGTAACCGAGAATGTTCCTCGTGACAAACGTGCTAAGTTATGGGCACTTGATCAGACTCCATATGATCTAACAGTTTATATGGACTGTGATACTGAAGTCGAACATGAAGACATTCAGAAAATCTTTGATCAGATTCCGGACGACATCGACGTAATCTTTACAGCGAATCGTCCATACAATGCAGCGTTGACTAAGTTGTCTGAAACTGAAGAGATGACTGAACACTGTGGTATTTTTGTATACCGCAACAATCCCCAGACCCTAAAGATGATGCGTGCATGGTATGATGAATACTGGGAACAAAATAAACCTGACTGGGATCGTAAACATTATCCTGCTGGTGCATTAGAATGGGATACGTTTACAATGTGGAGGTTATTAAATCTGTTTGACTTTGGTGTTAAAACAGGTAGATTTCCAGAACCAGATGCTCGGTGGAACTTTGTTGTTGGATACAAAGAGGAAGAACTACAGGGACAGCAGAGAGTTATCTATCATTACACAATTCCAACTAGTTTGGTGGACTAAGGACTTCAAAATGATTCAATTTACCAGTTCTATATCTAAAGATCTTACAGATATTCTAGACCCATATACTGATTGGTTTTTCGAGCAAACAGACCAGGATCTAATTCTTGGACCGTCTGACATGCAGAGAAATCGTCAAGGTGGACTTAATCATATTACGTCAACCGACGAACAATATATGAACCATGTTATTAGTAAGGGAAAATCCCACGTTGGATTCCCCGAAGTTGCATGGTGTACTGACCAAAATCAGGCACATGGTCAACCTTGGTTCCCTATTAATTACAGTCAGAAACAACAAAAAACCAATACAGAATTAATGTATTACCTTGGCGCAAAAAATAATGCTGTGTTCACATACTATCCTGAGAATGGATTTATGGGATGGCACAACAACTGGAATGCTGCTGGTTATAATATTCTACTGACATATAACAGTGAAGAAGATGCTGGGTTTTTCAGATACCTAGATCCGACTACCAAAGAAGTTGTGACATTGATGGATCCGAAAGGATGGTCATGTAAGGTTGGTTATTTCGGCGGTCATCATGACACTCCCGATAAGATTTTATATCACTGTTGCGCGAATACTTCTAAGAGATTAACTCTTGGTTATGTTGTCCCACACTTAGAAATTTGGCGATCGATGATCGAAGATATTACAGGCGAAGATGCATCTCACTTTGATGGTTGAGTGCTTTTAACTTCATTATATTTTACGAGTAGATCTTCTAAAATAGTCATTTGCTCGTGCATATTTTCTATACTATCTAACATTCCAGGAACTGTAATTCTTGCTCGCTCCAGAATTGCAGTTTCATAGTTTTGAAGACCGACAGTAGTTGCCTTTTTAATTCTGCGCGATCTTAAAAATGCTTTTAGTTTACTCATCAAAGACGGAGTTTTTTGTTTCATATCAAGCTGAGTGACATGTTGATTGATGCGTTGTTCGGTTACTTTGCTTCTGGCGGCAACAATTATTTCATCTCGTACTTTTTCTGCTGCTTCTTTTTCTCTAGTAAGTCTTTCGTTTGCTGTTTTAAGAAGTTGTAATTCTTCAACCAACTGCGGATCTGTAATATGAATAGTTTCTATAACTGTTTCCACTACAGTTTCGATTTTAACAGGAGGATTTTCTAAAATCTCTTTTGCTTTAGCAAGTATTTCTATTGCTGCCTTTGCTTCTTCGTCGGCAATGTTTTTTTGTTTCTGCAATTCTTCATAAATCTCTTGCGCATGTTTTTCCCTCTCAAGTTCTTCTTGGGAGGGTTCATTGTTTTGCACCTCAACAATTTCTTCTTCCATACTACCATCTGTCCAAGATGTGTTTTCTTCTTCCAACACAACTTCTATTATTGGTGAGACTAATGGTTCTGGAATATAATCTTGTGGTGGTGGTGCAACTACTTTTGCTCTGCCCATATCAAATTGCTCCCAATTCTATTATACATTGATTGTCATATAATCTAGCATATTTTAATTTTCGTTCAGTACAAAAATCTATAATTGCTGCTCTAACTCCAGGATGCATATGATTTTGTTTTGAAAAATCATCCAGAAAAATTATACCATTTTCCTTAACAACATTAAGACTGGCGATTAAATCTGCCATCACACCCTCATAACTATGGTCACCATCAATGTAGATCCAATCTAATTTCTCTCCAGTATATGCTGCGAACCATTCACTGGATTTCATTCGATGAATAGTAACAGGCAGTTCTGCGAATTCTTTGCAAATACTTTCATACAGTTTGTCGTAAAAATTTTGGAAGTCTGCTGGATTATTAGATCCGACGATCTCGGAATATCGTTTTAGAATTCCTTCATAACCCATATTCAACCAATCGGTAGTATTTTCATAAACAGAAATATCCCATGGATCAATCATGTGAAGATGTTTTGCTTTTGTCAACAAAACTTGGGACGATCTCGCTCGCCAAACTCCGATCTCTGCACCTAGAGAATTTCCTGGGATCCAATTAGCAGTCAATTTCACGATATCTGTATTTTTACCGAACATCATTTACTTAGTTCCTATTACCATGAAGCGATCGAAGGTTATCTTACCATCCCAACTATAATATGACTGTGCAATCTGTCCCTCGTAAAGAACATTAGTAACTCCAACGTTTTCGATATGCTCTTCGATTGTCGGAACACAATTAATACCATACATTTCTTTGAAAACATTTGATGACTGGCAGGCAAAGATACAATCGGGATTTGCTGTTGTCATATTCTTTAAAGGATACATTGCTTCACAACCGATAGAAATTACTATATCTGTTCCCAGTGCATTGATGTCATGATATGCGAAAGGAACATCCCAGTTTATATGATTTAATTCAATTCCTATCTCAGAATAATACCGATTGAACACCTTTGATAATTCTAATGCGTCTTTGTCAATATCGATCAAGTTAATTTTCTTGACATTTAGATTTTCACACAGTAATGGAACAAGCGGAAATCCTAACCAAGAATTTAGAATTGTAATGTCTAGTTTTTCTGGTAGATCTTCAACCTTTAATAGTTCTTCAACCAACCAAATAGCAGCATCCATGGTATTTGGATTCATAGATTTTCTAAAATCTTCATGCTTCCATGGCAGTTCGTGTTGGATTTTATCCAATCCTTCACCCCAGTAACGATAGTTATTCAAATAATTATAATTTAACATCTTGTGGTCTTTCCATTGAATCGTATAAACAAATGAGCGGTTCAGGTCTGAGAACACGTTCTCTTACATCAATTGGCCAAACATATCCATAGTTATAACTATAAACCCAACTATCTGGAAAGTGTCCAATTTTCAGAAGACGTTCTCTTTGGTGACCAAATAAATTATCTAATCCGCGATAATAAAAAAACATTTGGCCAGGATAATCTCCAACGAACTTAGTAATTTTGTTTACATCTAATTTATCATTCCATCTAAGAACGCTTGAATTTAGATCTGTGTATCTAAACGGAATTTCTTTTGTATCCTCTTTCATTTGCTTCATGTTATGCCAACGAGTTCGAATGAAGGTCAGTGTGTCTTCCGGATCATATTCAACAATGCAATCAATGTTATGTTGTATACCTATGTCTAAGTCTAGGAAAAGTTTTTCTCCCATCTGCCGAACGACATTTTTGTCGAACAAGTAGAGTTTATTCCACCATTTCTCGTAATAATTATTTTCAGGAATGGGAATAACTATAACCTCTGGATCTAAATCTCCAGGATGTTCTGTGATACAATAAAATTTAAATTCTTGAGTTATATACTCTCTGCACATTTGCAGAATACGATTTACGTATTCTGGTCCATATTTAAATCCCCATTTGACTGTGTAGATATTAATCATCAAATATTCCAATGCGCCAAAAGATTAGGATCAACGAGCGACTCTTGTTTTACTTTGCCTCTGTGGTTATCTTGAAACGGAAGCAAGTCCACATTAAACACGCACAGAATACAATCCTTTCTATATATTCCGACTTCTAGATCACCAGAATCCCAGTCGCGTCCGCGATTGTATGAGTAAGCAAAGGTATTTGGAAAATGTTTCCACAGCGGAGTATTACTAAAGTCTCCCCACCGCCAACTGTGATAGTTGTCTGTTCCATCGGTGAACGTAAACCAAATACGCTCTTGATTTTCCAACACATCCTGCCAGATGCATTCTGTCTGATCATCTGACCACACCATACAACTACCATTAGTGTAGGCACCGTGTGCTAACTTGAAGTTACGAGACTTCATAGGTCTAGGATCCTGCCACCAAGAGCGCAACTTAGTAGGATGTTCTAGGTCATACGTGATGATCGGTGATAGATCGTTTTGAATGATGACATCAAGGTCAAAAAAAACAAACCTTCCAGTAGGTTTATCCTCTGCGAAGTTGTGGGTGTTGAAGATAAACGTCTTAGGTCTGTCCCAGCAACGTGCCATGCCGTATTTAAAATTCTCGGAACCGAACCAATATTTCGGATGGACGTTAGGGATATCTGGGAAGTCGATTACTTTAATCTCGGCGTCAAATCCTTCGCTGTTATCTGTATAACAGTAGAAGTGGAACTCAAAATTATCTGGAGTATGTTTCTTTGCCATCCGAAAAAGACGATTGACAAACTCAACAGAATACTTTGTTCCCCATTTACAGCAAACGTAATTAACTCTCATCGCCACAATCCAATAATATTTTTATCTAAACATTCAGATAATTCAATCTGTTCTTTTGCTGACGGATGCGGTACATTGTCAGTATTGAACAAACAGATCTTAGCATCTTGTCGAAACTTAAACCGTTCGACATCGTCGGGATGATGTTTCCCCCGATTCCAAGAATAAATCCATCCAACTGGAATATCCTTCCATAAATCTCTCTGCCTCCAGTAGTGATAATTGTCACTTCCTTTAAAGAAAGTTTTGAATATGGTTTCAGAATTCTCGATAACATCTGTGTAGATATGCTCACACGATTTACCAGGCCATAACATCATACTGGAGTTAAAAAAGGTTCCGCGAATATCAATAAAGAATCTGTCGTGTTTCTGTGATTGTGGTTGCCAACGACATTGAATGATTCGGGGTTTCAGTGCAAGTTCTATCACATCAGTTATATCTTCTTGGATCACAACGTCAAGATCAAAATAACACCAGTTGCCTTCATATCCCAACCAGTTGTGTGAATTAAATACTGAAAACTTTGCTCGATCGAAGCAGAAGGTTTCTTTACCAAACCAATATTTTGGATGTAAGATACCATCGTCTGGAATTTCTGCTGTGTCGCATTCAATTCCCTCGGGATTATCGGTGTAGCAAGTAAAAGTATAAGACGCAGGATTGCGAGCGTAATTCTTCTTTACCATGTTATATAAATTATTTACATATTTCGCGGGGTACTTGTCACCCCACTTAATGCATACGAAGTTCATCATACTTTTTATCTGCTCCTGGGAACTGATCTAGTCCATTTAATAGTGCTATTGTATATTCTGCGCGATATACAAAAGAGTCATTGTTGCCGCCATAATAATCTGCTCCGTAAACAAAGGAGTAGATTTCATCTGGAGGAAAGTAATTGAATCTAAAATCTTCATGCCATAAAAACCTATCATCTCCGAAATATTTCAACATAAAATACTCAGGGTTGGTGTTGAAGTGATCCCATATATGTTTAGCAGTTCCTTCTTTCCACATCATAACACTTGAGTTGTAATTATTAATAGGTCACAACTATAAAAATAAGCAAATTTATTAAATTTTATTTCAAATTCTAATAAGTATTCCATAATGTTAATATTTCTATATTTTGATTCATAATCTTTTTTTGGAAATCGTGTATTATAATTATCAATCCATAGTAATAAAGATTCAACTATAAAACTTTTTCTGTACTTATTACCTTCATATTCATAATCACTATTGTAATTTACTTTTTTTTCATCATAAACTATATATAAATTATTGTAAAAGGCATATATTATTATTGATAAATATTGAATTAAATGACTTCCTAATCTGTCCCCTCGTGAATATAAATAAATTGATTCTTCCATTAATAATAATTTATGTTATTTTTAAATTATTATTAATACTTATCTTTCTGTTGAAAAAAAGAATACTTGAAATAATCTGCCGTTTTCTTTTGAATCTCCAAAGTAGTCCATTGACATGTGAAATCTCTTTGAATCAAATAAAATAAGCCTATTAAATATGTTTCCAACCTTATCAACTGGTTGCCATTTGGTTAAATCTTGACTGAATTTATCTGTTTCTGTTTTATTATCTAAAATTTTTTGATCCTTTTCACAAAATGTACCATCATTAAATTTATAAAAACCTGTACCCGAGCTTAACGGCGCATTAGGTGTCATATATAATACACCAGCCCAATTATTGTGACCATCTATATGAACCCAGGAACGATCTCGACTTGTAGTGTATTGGAACGCACCATTATAAATATTATTGTTATCTTTATTGGTTTCATCTGGCATGGGAAATTCTGTTATTTTACCACCAAATGGCGTAATGTATTCCTGGATAATATCTTTTAAATGTTGATTCGCATATGATATAGTCCTTTGTCCTGGATAATTACCACGAACTTTAAAATCTTGGGTTAAAATATAGTTTCTTGTTTCATACGCATTTTCATAAAAATTGTCTATAACTATTAGACCACAACTCGGTTTTCGTGTTTTTAAATCTTCAAATAATTTTTTATATTTTGTTTGTCTTTTTATTTCCTTTTCCATTTCATTTCCAAAATTATTATTATTATTATTTTTATTTTTATTATCTATAACATCTCTTTT